GAATTAGCTTGCGTTTCAATGTACGCCTTAACTAATTCTTCACTTGACATTTCTGTCAATTTACTCATTGTCTCTTCAGACAACTGACCATTCTCTGAGTATTCAGAGGATGCATCATTCAAAAATGAAACAGTAGTAGGTGGTTCTACATCTTCTTCTACTGTCGTAACTTCTTCAGAGTCTTCAGAACGTTCACCTAACTTTTTTTGGAGTTCGATGTATGCACTTTCAAGTTCTCGTGCATTCTTGTACTTTCCAGCAAGGAGATCATCCTGTGCTGCCTGCATCTCTTCACCGACAGCAAGTGACTCCTGCTCATCTGCATTAAGTTCAGGAGCATCTGCCGGAGTGGAATCATATGTAAGAGTTTCAGCCATTAGTCATTTGTTCTTGAGGTTGTTCTTGTTGAGGTTGCTTAGAAGGATCCATCATTGGTGCCCGTGCTAGCTGACCAGCTTGATCAACAAGTGATTGCTGCTGTGCCATCTGTTGCTGCGCTTGCATCTCTTCTTGCATCTTCTGCTCACTCTTAACAAGATTCAGATAATCAATACCTTGTGCAGCAGCTAGTCGTTTGATTGCTTCTGTAGGTTCAATGTATTTCATCAATGCTTCTGGACCTAAAGTCTGAGCAATTGTTGTGATGAATGTAGTCAAGCTTTCCCTGTCTTGACCACGACCTAATGCATTTACACCAGCCACAATAGTAGGACTGACATATTCTTTAGGGATCTTAGGCAACTGACCATTCCTTTGCAGGACGAGCATGGTCCTATTGAGATACGGAACTAGGAACTCAACCGTAAGCAAACTGAAGAGTCCACCTAGCTGTTGTTCTAATTCCAATTGAGTGAGGCGTACCTCCTCAGCAGTTGTACGTTCCGATTGACGGATGTTCAACTGGAGGAATGCTTCTCCAATACGCCTCTCTAGTTGCTGTGCAAGGTTGGCAGCAGTAGCGAAGTCCGCTGTCTTACCGCCTGTAGTGATGACAGACACATCGTCCTGCCTTCCCTGCACGATGGCACCATTACCAGCTTGCGCCAGTGTTTGAGGTTTGGTTGTAGATGATGGGCTGACAAGGAACACAACCTTTGCAGCCGCTGCAGAGCCTTCTACCAGTGCCTGAGACAATGCTTCTAATGACCTGAAGTCACCAAGGAACTCTTCGACTCGGCCTCGTCCGTAGTCTTCCCCATCAACTGTGTTGAAACGTAGGACCAACCAAGGGCTTGCACTCTTTGGTGCAGAACCCTTTGTCCCTGCCATTACCTTGTCAAAACATTCTTGATGCCAGTGCCACCTGCCGTTGTCGTAACGGACGTGGGTATAGACATCAACTTCATCACCGACGTTGGAACCAATATCAACAACGTTGTTTGGTTGTGGAGTTTTAATCTCCTTGTCCAACATCTTTTTATCGATGCTTTCCTTAGTTACAATCTCAATAACGTTACCGTTACCATCTCTATTAACTACATATCTATTAAGTGGGTAGTTCTTCAATCCTTCCTTACCCATGTAGACCAAGGAATTGCCACCTACAATTAAGTGCTTCAATGCTTGGTGCACTACAACACGATCATTAGTAGCAGCAATAGCTTCCATGATTGTCCGTTCCATTTTAGAAAAGGACAAGTCAAGTTCACTCTTGATCTCTGGTGTAATCTCTTCGCCAAGCTTGTCTTCTTTTACTTGTAGTTTAAAGAATGTAGTTTGTGGTGGTAGCAATGCAAGCATTAACTTGGCTGCCAATGTCACTACAGCCTTGGCTCCAACTGATTGCCACGGTGTTACCAACCGTTTATGATTCATTCCAGTCTCGTTATCATTACGGATAAGATATGGAAGTGTTAGTTCAGCACAATCAATTGCTGTATCTAGAAACTGATGTCTATCAGATTCAAGTCTGCTATATCGTTCCCTTGCAGTAGCCATTATGCGTTCAAGCCTCCAGGTTTATTACCTGAATCAGACATAGGTACTAGCAGTGATGCAGCATCTCTCTTCTCAGCTTTAGGGGCTCGGCTGCTTTTAGAACCATACTTAATTGGTTTAGTTTTCTCTGGTTCAGCATCGCGTTGCGGCATTGTTGAACGCTGCGTTATCTGTAGTGGTTTTACTGGAGGTGGTGGTGTTACTGGAGCTACCTCGGGGGTACTTTGCTGGTTAAAACACATTAGTTTTCACATCGTTGGATTAGCCACTCCACGACTGAACGCTGGCCAGATCTATACATGATCTGACTCTGGGTCCAGTCTGGTGTAGGAGTAATTGGTGGATAGTATTCTTCTAACTCTTGCAAGATAGATTTAAGCTCTGGCCCATAGATAGGCTCAAGCATATTGGGGGAGGTTAACATTAGAGTGCTCGAAAAAAGCAGGCATACGGGCTGATTTAGTGAAGGAAAGTTCAGGTGCCTTACCCTGATACATTAAGTTGTCACTAGAATCCAGCCAAAATTTTTTGTCTAAATATTTATCGGTGTTACTACCGAGTGGTTGCATCACCCAATTGATTGTTGCCTTACGTAGTTTGTCCAGGCTTGGAGAGATCTCCAGTCCTAATTCTCTACATATAATTGAGTTAGTTGCAACGTGAATCTGTTCGTCTCGTGAGATGTCGGCACTTACGGTACGCATTCCACTGTCACCATTAGCGCGGAGCAATGGTAAAAGAACGAAGAAAATTGCACGCTCGGCAACCATCGCTTTGAGGATCGTATGATCCGGATGCGCTGTCCAAGCATCACGTAGCCGTAACGCTTCAGCTTCAGCTTTTTGATCAACCCCGTAAGCATTGGCAATGTAACCAAGTGCCAAGTCGTGGTTCTCCTCGTCTTTGATGTTTGACTCGAGAATCTCTCGCGATGACTCCGGTACGTCGGTAACCAATGCATCACGAATAAAATCTCCCACAGGCAGTTCCATATGTCTTAAGGCAAGGGCACGGAGCAACGTTTCGTGTGCACCCTCCTTGCATGTACCAGCAGTTGTTTGTACTGGTGTCCATTTCCGTTTCCGGTTTAGTAGTTTCTGATAAGGATTCATTCTTGACAATCACATTGAAGTTCTTCATTTAAAATGTCCTCTAAATAGCTGTCCACTTCTGACTCATCCAATGCAGCATATGCATTAGTCTTATCTTGTGTATCGCTCATTACTTGGAGCGAATAATAGAGGCTAGTTTGCGGGGACCGTAGCCACTCTTCCACGAATTCATTGTCGTAGGTTACAACGTCACTCCAAGAGTTAAAGCTATATCCATGAAGAAGCCCTGTGCTGTCGAACAATGTCATCAGTCCGTCAGCGACTGCCTTGTAGGCATCCCAACCAACCTCTGATGCAATCTCAACATCACCATAATTATATGTTTGTACACCGAACGTGCCGCTATCACGGTCCACAGTACGGCTAATAGGTGGTGCAATTTCAGGGGTAGATGTGAAGCCATCGAGATCTTTTGATCTGTAGCTACACGATGCAGTAGGGGCAATTGCAAACGCCCTATCCATATTGTGTGACCTAGCAACACGTGCTGCAAGGTTGATACCAAGCTTTAGTTGTACTGCTAGTTCATAGGCTGGTGTACGGATTACTTCACCACTATTAAGGCAGCGAAGTCCTTCACCGAATTGTTCATACGTTACTCCGTACCGCCGTAGGAGATTTGCGAGGCCGAGTACTCCCAGTCCGACTTGTCTGTCTGTTTCGCTTGGGAGATATTCTCCTGAATCGCTAACGCCAGTTCGACCATGGAGTTGGCACAGTTCTGACATCCCTTCAGTGAAAGCTCTTGGAATGTCGTCAAATTCACAGGCAGAGAGATTGACATGCTGCAAGAGACATGTCCCTCGGCTTGGCAAGTACACCTCAAGGCATACATTCCCACGGATTCTTTTCCCATTTTTGTCATACTTAACTTTGTTTAACCAGATGTCACCAGACTTGATTCCGAATAAGACTTGTTCCTTAAACGTACAATCCTGCCACCATTCATCTGTGATGTTGATGCATCGTTTGACCCATGGCAACTCTGAGCGTGGTGTAGTAATAAACTCAAGAGCATCATTGTGCCGGAGATCAAGGTGGCACACCACAGCGCCATTTTTATAAACACCCCCCCTCCTTAGTACTTCATTTAACGTTGAGTAAATTCTCGCGAAAGATACCGGTCCAGATGCAACCAATCCTTTTCCATTTTCTGTTCCTTTGGGTCGCAGTTCCGACAAGTGGACCGCAACTCCTGCTCCATATCGTAAAGCATGTGATACAAACCTCCACGATTTTTCCAATCCATCAGGACCCTCCATTGAGTCTTGTACTACAAATACTGTGCAGCTAACTGGAAGCCTTGACTCAGGGTTGTCGAGCCAAGATTGTACACGTCCAGTACGTGAGATAAGTGAGGTGGTCATTGATTAAATAAGATCAGTAAGTGTTGGTTCTTTATAATTAGGTCCTTTGAGAACCTTCCCGTCCGCTCTGTAGATGGGCTTACCGTCTTCTCCGAGCTTCGACATGTTTGATTT